GTACCCGCGCTGATATTCATGCCCATGCTCATCCAACTCACCTCCTTTGCGGCCTGAGGCTGCACGCACTTCCGCCACAGTTTGTTAAGCTGGAAAGTTTTACACACGCGAGCAAACTTTGTACAGCTTCTTATGGCAAACTAAAAAAGGTCTTTGGAAATGACCGTCTCGCTTCGGTCATCTCCAAAAACCCTGTAAACTTGTAAAGAAGAGCTGACGGAGCGCCCGCTCCGTCAGTGTGTCAGCCCATCAGCCGACGAATCATCTCCGCCGCCTCGGCGTTGGTCGTCGCGTTCTGCCTGCCCTTCTGCTTTTCCAGCCGCGCCGGTCTGCCAAAGTCCGGCTCGCGCTTTTCCCGTGCCTGCTGAATCATAAAAAGACAGGTTTCGTCTAGGCAAAACGCCGCGTACTCGTCCTCAATCCCCATCAGGCTGCTGGGGCGCTGCTTGTACGTCGTCGCCAGATGGATCAGGCTGACGATTTGCGGGCTGAGAACGAAAGGCTTCCAGCACTTTTGCCCCCTTGATGGCGTACAGATAGATTTGATCCGCCTGTTCTTCGGTCAGGTCAAGTCCTGCCGCTTTCAGCTGCTCCATCGTCGGCTCGGCGAGTGCTTCCTCGACGACAAGACGCATAACCTTCGCCGTTTCCTCAAAAGTCGCGTTTGCGCGGCTCTTGTTCAGCCCTTCGTAGAGCTTCTGCGCCGCCGCGATCAGCGGGTTGGGAATCTTGCCCGCGCGGATCATGCCCGTCAGGCTGGCGCGCTTGAGCCTTGCTACAAACGGCTGCTCCTCCGTCCAGCCCGGCAGCGCGACGATCTCGCCGTTCGCCGCCTTTTCCAGCGCGGCAAGGTTGGTGATGTGCGTGTCCTTTTTTGTGGATGCCATACTGTGAAAACCTCCTTTTGTTGGATAGCCCCATTATAGGGCTTTATTCGTTTTCTGTCCTTTGACGCAGTTCTTAGGTCGGCAGTTCGTCCAGCGGCGTGATGGCGATGGGCGATTCGCCGATCTTCGGTCTGCTCTTGAGCTTATACTCCGGCGCGAAAAAGTCGCCGTCCTTGATTTCGATATCGGCGGGCGTTCCCTTGCAGTGCTTGCAGGTGAATTTCAGGTAGCCCGTCGTTTCGCCGTCGCCGTCCTTCTCCTCGGTATAGATGTTGACCGTGAAGGGCGTGCGGTTGACCACCTCGCCCATCTTCGGACCCGTGTATCCTTCAAACTTGCCCTCAACGCCAACCGTACTCACGCCGCCGTCCACCAGCGCAAACACAGGCGGACTCATAACCATATCCTTCATGGTCAGGTCATAGCCCTTCGTCAAGTCCTCCGTCTTGAGCTGCGCCAGCAGCCTGTTCAGCTTGCGCAGCTCTTTTTCTTCGCCTTCCGAGACAAAGGCTTCCAGCTTCATCTCGTTGGCGGTATCGACCACATAGGTCTTGGGCGTGGTTTCCTCCGTCACCAGTTCCACGCGGGCGACATTCGCCAGCGGAATCTGCACAATTTTCTCGTTTGCCATACTTCCTCCCAGCGGTCTGAGACCGCGTTCACTTCCGCCGCAGCTTATTAACTCAAAAAGTTTTGCGCACGCGGGCAGACTTTGTACGATTTCCTACGATAAAATCGCGCGCAGCGCCTGATACTCCAGCGATTGGCTGCGTGCGTCAAAATCTTCTTCCAGCATCTCGATGCCCTCGTTGCCTGTCGGTCGAAGCTGACTTTTCAGTCCGCGCATGATCCGCCTGACCTCCGCCACGAAAGCGGGCAGGTCGCCGCCCACGCGCGGCACAAAGCAATAGAGCGTCACCGTCCGATAGCCGATTCCCGCCGCGCCGGATATACCGCGCGCGTATGCGCCGCCTCCTCGGACGACCACATACGGCGCGCGGCACTTGCCGGTCGCCACGCCGGGCTTATAGGTCAAAATGCCGGATGCGGTCAAGTGCTCCATTGCCCGCTGGCATGCGTCCATCTATCTGACCACCTTCCGCAAGTCGTCCATGATTTTCTGCTCGTTCGCCTGCACGGTCGCCCAGAGGATCGCGAACCTGCCTTCATGCCCCAGCTCCAGATACGCGCTGTATTCCATGTTTCCGGATACGCCCATGCGCAGCTTTTTGCCCTGCCAGCCGGAGTAGCCGGTGATGGTCTGGCGCGCAAGCCCTGTCCTGTCCGTCCATCCGGCGTTGCGCTTGGCTTCTCCCTCCATGCGTGCCGCAGCATTCTGCCCGACCTTCTCGGCGGCGAACATGCTGCGCTGCTTGATGGCGGACATGTTCGCGAGAAAATCCTTCGCGTCAATTTTCAATCCCATCCGGCTCGCCCTCTTTCAGCACCACGTCGCAGAGGATGCCCATCTGCACGTCGGCGCGCAGCACCGTGTACCATCTGCCCGTGATGTTCAGCCCGTCGCCCTCCTGCAAGCTCCGCGCCGTATCGCCGAGGGCACAGCACAACCTCGGCGCGTCCATCCGGGCGATTACGCCGGGAATATCCACCAGCACATTGGCGGTCTGACCGCGCTCATAACGCACGCCGTACACGCAGCCGATCTTCTGCGCGCCGCCTATCGGCACGCCGTTCGCGTCCCGCTGCACGCGCCAAACCGGCACGCAGACCGCGCCATACGCCGCCAGCGCGTGCCGAAACGTCGCTTCCGCCTGCCGCATTGCAAAGCCGCTCATCATGTGCCGTCCGCCCTTCCTGCCGGTTTCGTCCCGTTCGGGCGCACGCTCCGCGCTCTGCCCAGCCAGTAGGCACGCTGATCCGGCAGCTCCGTGCCGCCCGACAGCCGCACCGCCGAGTTCTCTGCTTTGCGGATCAGCACGTCATACGCCGCGCGGCGCACGTCGCCCTCGTGCAGCTCCAGCAGCATCGCAAGCTGCGCATCCGTATACATCCGGGCGGATGCGGGCGGCGACATACAGCCGCAGCCCGTTTCCGTATCCCCGCCCGGCGTGTCAAGCTCCTCGGTCAGCAGCTTGAGCCGTTCAAGGTCAGTCATACTTTTCACCTCGTCTGCAAAAACGTCCGGCTTTGTACGCTTCCGGCTTCACGGGGGGGCTTATCGCTCGCCCCCGTGTCCCCTTCTCTGTCATTAGGCCTCACGTTTCAATTTTGCACGGAATTCCCATGTTGGCAGCCCGTTTGCAGGCTTCCAGCAGGAACGCCTGTACATCCGCCTGCACGTCTTCGCTGTTTCCCCGCACATAGTCCGCGTCCAGCACGTCCACGTTCAGGCTGAGCGACGTGGCGCTGTACGTCGCATGCAGCATCACCTTCTGGTTATTGCTCGCGTCGCGGATATC